GACGGATTCCTGAACGAAGTTGAGATTACGCACCAGATGGTAACGTTCAAAGGGTATGAGATAAATCATCATGGTATAGCGGCGTATTGCTCCCATCTTCCTGATGACGTTGACATTGATGAAATGGAAAGGGAGATGAAGCAATGACCATCTACATCACTGAGCTAATAACAGGCCTGCTGGTAATCGCAGGCCTTTTTATTTGGGGGAGAGTAAATCGTGGCTGAGTTAATTTTCTCTGCATTGAGGATTCTCGGTGCTATGTGGATGGTGGCGACATTCATTGTTGTTGTCAGCAGTTTTGTCCGGTTGGTAGGCGAAGGTAAAGACCTGGTGGGTGTGCTTTTCGGTAGCATTCTCCTGTGGGTGATTATCGGTGTTGCGCCTGTTGCTGTAGCAAAAATGGCGTGGCGTTTTGTTAGTTGAGGTGACGATGAAGCAAATATCACTTCAATAAATCGCTTTTAAGGCATCACAATCGCTCTGTGGTGAGGTAAGCACGTGCAAGGCATGTCGATAGGCAGCGAGAATGAAAAATGCGTCAGAATGCGTTTGAGGAGGTTTTAAGAAATGAGTACGATAGCTGAGCTTGTCAGGGCTAATTTTCGTGAAGAGTTGGTGCGTTGGTATCGGTATCGTTCATCGTCCAGTTTGCCGCTTGATGAGTTGTATGAGCACTCACCTGCCGCACGGCGCTATCCGCGTGACCGTGTTCTTCGACGGTTGTTCAGACTCAATAATGAGTTTCAGCGCAACAGAATTATCCGGAGTCTGGATTTAAAGTGAAGGAGTGAGCATGAGCGAGCAAATATTCAGAGAGATTAAGCCACGGTTTTATCGCAAGGTAAGGGTGGTTTATCAGGACGAAAACAAGACATGTGCATACGCCATTCATAATGGTCGGTGGTCAGTGTTCGACACCAAAAACTTCGAGAAGAACTTCGAGAGGATTAAGGGTGATGAGGAAACTAACATTTGAACTAAGAAGCCCCATCCATCAGCAGAACGCCATTCAAGCTATCCAGCAAATTCTTCCAGACCCAACCAAACCAATCGTAGTAACCATTCAGGAACGCAACCGCAGCATTCGGCAAAATGCACGCCTTCACGCGATGCTATCTGAAATAAGTAAGAAGGCTACATATCACGGAAAAGCAAGAAATATTGAGTTTTGGAAGGGGTTATTCGTTTCTGGTTGGCAGATTGCAACCAACCAGCACCCTGAGATTATATCAGGGTTAGAAGGTGAGCTAATAAACATCAGAGAGAGTACGGCGACTCTATCTGTAAAAAAAATATCCGAAATAATGGACTACATAGAAGCATATTGTGCCATGAACTCAATTCATCTTAGCGAATGGAGGAATTATGATTGAGGTTTGGGTAGATATCGAAGGGATTCCATTTTATCAGGTTAGCAATAAAGGAAATTTCAGGTCTATTACGAGGGAAGTTACAGTAACATCAACCAGACAGAGGCCATATAAGAAAATAATTAATGGCACTAGTGTAAAACCATTCAAGTGCAAGTCGACAGGATATCTTCAAATAAAGGTATACGGTAAGAAATACAGCGCCCACAGGATAGTTGCGAAAGCATTCTGTACAGGGTTCTGTGATGGCTTGGTAGTTAATCACAAAAATGGGCGAAGAGATGACAATAGGGCTGATAACCTTGAATGGGTATCACATTCTGAAAACTCAAAACACGGATATAAACAAAATGGAAGAATACCTATATCGCTAGGTAAATTTAGTGGTGACCATCCTGCCAGTAAAGCTGTTATTTCTACTGACATGAAAACTGGGGAGGAGGTTTATTATGAAGCAGCTATGGATGCTGTCAGAGAAGGATTTGATAGTTCGTCAATTAGTCGTTGCTGTAATGGCGAAAGCTCATATCACAAAGGAAGATTCTGGCGATTTGCAAATGAAAAAATGAAAGCGCGATGGGGAGATCGGGCTGCATGACTATCAAATCAAATACGCCAGCACACAACAAGGACTGCTGGCAAACGCCGCTTTGGCTTTTTGATGCACTGGATATTGAGTTTGGATTCTGGCTGGATTCGGCAGCGAGCGACAAAAATGCTCTGTGCGCTCACTGGTTAACTGAGGCCGACGACGCGCTAAATTCTGAGTGGATAAGCCACGGTGCAATCTGGAATAACCCACCGTACAGCAATATCAGGCCGTGGGTGGAAAAAGCCGCTGAGCAGTGCATACAACAGCGACAGACGGTAGTGATGCTTGTGCCAGAGGATATGTCAGTCGGATGGTTCAGCAAGGCTCTGGAGAGTGTTGACGAAGTTCGCATCATCACTGATGGACGGATTAATTTTATCGAACCATCGACAGGGCTGGAGAAGAAGGGAAACAGCAAAGGCTCCATGCTGCTGATTTGGCGACCGTTCATCAGTCCTCGACGAATGTTTACTACTGTATCCAAAGCGGCATTGATGGCGATCGGGCAGGGCGTCAGGAGGGCGGCATGAGGCGACAGCAAAGAAGCATCACCGACATCATCTGCGAAAACTGCAAATACCTTCCAACGAAACGCTCCAGAAATAAACGCAAGCCAATCCCAAAAGAATCTGACGTAAAAACCTTCAATTACACGGCTCACCTGCGGGATATCCGGTGGCTAAGACATCGTGCGAGGAATACAAGGGGATTGACGCGATGATTTATCCGGGGCTATATTCCTCACACGCCAGCAAAATCTGGCGTCGGGATTGGCGTCCCGGATGAAAAAGGCGACAACAGACGCGCCAGCGTCTTTTTTATTGTCGTTTGCACAGTCACATCTCAATGGTGGGCTGTGTGGGGGCGGAGCAATCCGCGCCGGTTCCTTTTTCCCGGTTACGCCAACCCTGCACAGTTCACCACCAAGCGATTGGCGTCGCAGGTGGTGATGATTCACAAAGAAAAAGGATCATCTTATGGCCACCAAAATCGCAGTTGAAACTCTTTCCCCGATTACCCACAACCAGATCCCTGTCATAACCACCGAGCTATTGGCGCATCTTTATGGAACGGATGTTGCCAACATAAAAATGAATCATTCACGTAATCAAACTCGTTTTCTGGAAGGGAAGCATTATTTCAAAATCGTTGGCGATGATCTGAAAAATTTGCGAGTAACTTTTAGTTACCTGCAAATTTCCCCCAAAACCCGCTCCCTCATCCTCTGGACTGAACGCGGCGCTGCCCGTCACGCCAAAATGCTCGAAACCGATCAGGCGTGGGAAGTGTTCGAAAAACTGGAAGACTGCTATTTCAGCCAGTGCAAGAAAAATACTGGCAAACAAGAGAAGAAGCCCAACGGGCTTTCCGCAAAAGAAACAGACAGCCTTGTTTGGCTGTGGGATTATGCCAACCGCTCACAGGCATTGTTCCGTGAGTTGTATCCCGCATTAAAACTGATTCAGTCTGGCTATTCCGGCATATGCCACGACTACGGCTATGAGTTCTCGTATATCATCGGGAGGGCGAGGGGCGTTTTAATTAATCACACGCGGGATATAGATATTTATGAGCCTGACGGGCCGACGAACCTTCTGGCATGGGAAAGGCTTAAGAACAAAGAGTTGCCGCCTTCACTGCATCGCTACTGACAATTGACAACTTAACAAACCCAGCTTCGGCTGGGTTTTTTATTGCTGAATTTTCAATGTGAGAGGACATGACAATGCTTTTAATTCAACCTGGATTTGGCCTTAGCATCAAAAAAGGGCACATGTTTGGCGAGAAAGAGTCTCAACGAAAAATGGTGTCTATCCGGTTGCCATTTATCAGTATTTATTGGCTAAACAGGGAGGCAACAAATTATTGGTATACCTGCGCCAGAGCAGCATTTAACGACCCTGACTGGTTTGTGAAAAACCACCACGCAGTTCGTCAGGCAAAGAGAAAGGCCAACATGACATACATGAAGGCGTATAAAAAAGCATGGAAAGAACACCGCGACCGATACCAGCAAGACATGGAAAAGCTTGAATCAGAAAACATGGAATTAAGACGAAAGCTCGGTGAAGCAAAACGAGACATTGATGCTTACAAGCGACTTTTTAATGGTGAAAGCCATGCTTAGTCCATCCCAATCCCTTCAATACCAGAAAGAAAGCGTCGAGCGGGCTTTAACGTGCGCTAACTGCGGTCAGAAGCTGCATGTGCTGGAAGTTCACGTGTGCTCT